GAGCAAAGACATTAGCTTCTGGTGGTAAATCAGTCATTGAAATGTTAGCCGAACACTTGAGCATAACAAAGATGGCAATCACTCCTAGCTTATCAATGCAAGATGGTATACAAGCCACTCGTATGATGATGCCTAGAGCATGGTTTGACAAAGAGCGTTGCCATGATGGTGTAGAAGCACTCAAGCAATACCAGCGTGAATGGGATGAGGACAAGAAGATGTTTAGGGATAGACCTAGACACGATTGGACCTCTCACTCTGCTGATGCGATGCGTTACGCTGCAATCAATTGGAAAGAAGAAGTTAAACCTGTTGTCGAGGAAATACCAATTAGAGGCATTAGCGTTGGTCAGACTGATGTCACACTAGATGAACTATGGGCTAGTCAGCCTAAACAAAAAATGAAAAGGATTTAACATGTCAGGTATTGCATCTTATGTAGGTGGATATAAACAAATCACAGCAACAGGTAACGTATCACCTATCGGTTGTAAGCTATTGGGTATCTTTGTATCTACATCTACAGTAGGCACGATAGCTATCTATGATTCAGCTACGACTACTACAACAACTAAAGTAATTGACACTACAGCAGCGTTGACAGGTAGCACATGGATTCCTATTCCTGTTGCCCTAGCTTCAGGTTGCTATGTCGTTGTTGGTGGCACATTAAGTGCAACAGTAGTATTTGCTTAAGGATAATTCATGGCTAAAGTATCAGAGGTGACATCAGAGGTACAAACGTACCTTGACATGTTTAGCCAATACGACAAAGAGTTTGCTAAATGGGAAGGGCGTGTTGAGAAGATTCTCAAGCGTTACCGTGATGACCGTACAACAACTACGGCTCAATCTCATTACAACATCTTGTGGGCTAACGTACAAACACTTAAAGCTGCTACCTTTAGCCGTATGCCTAAACCTGACGTATCACGTAGGTTCAAGGATAGTGACCCTGTAGCTCGTGTAGCATCTATGCTATTGGAACGTGCGCTAGACTTTGAGATTACACATACAGAGGACTTCCAACACTCACTAACAGCTTGCGTCTATGACCGCTTTTTGGGTGGCCGTGGTACAACATGGATTCGTTACGAGCCTGTGATTGAGTCAGCACAGTTCCAAGTATCAGAAACAGAAGAAGATACAGAGTCAGAGGGCGAATACCTTGACATCGAGCAAGCGCCTGTTGATTACGTACATTGGCGTGACTTTGGTCATTGCTATGGTCGCACATGGGCAGAAGTAAACTGTGTATGGCGTAAAGTGTATTTAAATCGTGCAGCACTTAAAGAACGCTTCCCTGAAGACCAGTTCGACATGCTATGGAAACAGATTCCATTAGATGCGTCACCTGACGAGCCTCGCACAAAGATGACAGAAGGCACAGTCAAACAAGCGTTAATCTATGAAGTATGGGATAGAGAAGAGAAGTGCGTATATTGGATTAGCAAGTCAATGGGTAAAATCCTTGACAAGCGTGAAGACCCTCTACAATTAGAAGAGTTCTTCCCATGCCCAGAGCCTATTTACGCTACATTAACTAACGAAACATTAGTTCCTGTACCTGACTTTACTTTATACCAAGACCAAGCTAACGAGCTAGACACATTATCTGACCGCATCAAGGGTCTAGTAGATGCTATGAAGGTTCGTGGCTTCTATGACGCTGCTAACGCTGACCTAGGACGTTTATTTACAGAAGGTGATAACAATACACTTATCCCTGTTAAGAACTACGCTGCGTTTGCTGAAAAAGGTGGCATTGGTGGTTCAGTACAGTTCGTAGATTTAGCACCTATTGCTGCTGCATTGAACATGGCTTATCAAGCGATGGGTCAAGTTAAGAACCAAATTTACGATATTACAGGTATCTCTGACATTATTCGTGGTGCGTCTGTAGCTTCTGAAACAGCAACTGCACAGCAAATCAAGGGTCAGTACGCTACATTACGTCTAAAGACATACCAAGACGAAGTGGCTCGCTTTGCATCACAAATCTTACGTATTAAAGCGCAAATTATCTGCCAACACTTCCAACCTGAAACCATTATGAAAATTGGTGGCGCAGAGTTGTTGAGTGATGTAGACAAACAGTTAGTTCCTCAAGCGATTGCATTATTAAAAGACAATCCTATGCGTACATTCCGTGTAGAAGTGTCAACTGACTCTATGTTGTACGCTGACGAGATGCAAGAGAAAGCAGACCGTGTAGAGTTCTTACAAGCTACTAGCGCATTTATTGAGAAAGCTATACAAGGCGCACAACAAGTACCTGAAATGACACCATTATTGATGGACTTGCTTAAGTTTGGCGTACAAGGCTTCCGTGTTGGTCGTACTCTTGAAGGTGAATTTGATACATTTGCTGATAAAGAGAAAGAAAAGCAAGCACAATTGGCTGCTAATCCTCAACCACCACAACCAACGCCTGAACAGATTAAAGCGCAAGCTGAAGCACAGAAAATGCAGATGGAAGCACAACTTGAACAGATGCGTATGCAACTTGAAACGCAGAAACTTGAGTTTGAACGATATAAAGCTGACTTGGATAACCAAACTAAAGTCGTTGTGGCTGAAATTAATGCTAAAACTGACCTACACCTTAAGTCACTTGATATTAATGCGTCTAGAGAGCAGGAAACGCTTACAGAGGTCACTCCTGGTGGCATCGAGCAACCTACTTCTGCACTATCAAGCCTAGTTGAAGCAATTAACAACAACATGGCCTCTATGGTCGCTGTTCAAGCTCAACATAATCAAGACTTAATGATGCAACAACAAGCTGCACATAGTAACTTGGTACAACAATTAACAAAGCCGAAACAGGTCGTTCGTGGAGCTGATGGCAAAATCATAGGCGTTCAATAACATGGCATTAGTTCTAGCGGATAGAGTATTAGAAACAACTGCTGTTGCTGGTACAGGTGATGCCGTACTTCTTGGCGCTCAAACTAACTATCAGCCATTCTCTGTTGTTGGTAACGGCAACACTACTTACTACACAATTGTAGACAACACTAACAGCGAGTGGGAAGTAGGTATTGGTACTTACATTACTGCTGGCAACTTGTTACAACGTACAACTGTATTGTCATCATCTAACGGTGGCGCATTAGTTTATTTCGGTAGTGGCACAAAGGATGTTTTCCTAGACTTACCTTCAGAGGCTGTATTGCTGTCTGCTGGTGATGTAACAGGCCCTGCTAGTGCTGTAGCTAATAACTTTGCAGCATTTAACTTGACAACAGGTAAGCTAATTAAAGATAGCGGATATAATTCGTCATCATTTGCTACTGCTGCTCAAGGTGCTAAAGCTGATACTGCTGTGCAACCAGGCTCACTTGGTACTGCTGCTTACTTAAACGCAGGCTCTGCTAATGGTGTAGCAACACTTGATTCAGGTGGCAAAGTGCCTGTAAGTCAAATCCCTGCAATGGGTGACTTAAACTATCAAGGCACATGGAACGCTACAACTAATACGCCTACATTGGTGTCTAGTTCAGGTACGAAAGGTTATTACTATGTTGTATCTGTTGCTGGTAATACTAATCTTAATGGCATTACTGACTGGAACATTGGCGATTGGGCTGTTTATAATGGCTCTGTCTGGCAAAAGATAGACAATACTGACTCTGTTACAAGTGTAAACGGATATACAGGTACTGTTGTACTATCGTACACAGACGTTGGCGCTTTCCCTGCTGCCTCAACAACAGGTTCAGGTAATGTAGTATTGGCTACAGGCGCTACGCAAGCCAGCCCAACTATTAGCGATTATGAAAACTTCACTCCTACAACTGCCCCTGCTTATTTAGAGGGTCGTGTTTGGTATGACAGCACAGAGAAAGCTCTTGCTTTTTACAATGACTCATCTGCATTAGCAGTTCATATTAGCCAAGACTTAATTTTTAAGGTAATTAACAATACAGGTTCAACCATTCCTAATGGCTCACCTGTTTACGTTACAGGAACATCAAGCGGTCAAACATATCCTAATGTTGCGTTAGCTAAAGCTGACGTAGCTGCAACATCTTCTGTAATTGGTTTAACTAATGGCGCTATTGCTAATGGTGCTATTGGCTATGTAACATCGCAAGGTACTATTGACAATGTAAACACAAGTACATTTACAGTAGGACAAGTGCTTTACTTAAGCCCTTACTCTGCTGGTCAATTAATGAACACAATTCCACCTACAGGAATTACAGTTCAAGTTGGCGTGGTAACTTTTGTTAATAGCTCTACAGGTCACATTTACGTTAAGCAAACAACTCCATTATCAGTACCTGCAAGCATTATTACAGGCACGCTAGGCGTTGACCATGGCGGTACTGGAGCTACAACCTTAACTGGTTACGTTAAAGGCTCTGGCACGTTAGCATTGACAGCAAGCTCAACGATTCCTACAACGGATTTGTCAGGCACAATCACTAACGCACAGTTAGCTAATAGCTCAATTACAATTAATGGAACGCCAACATCATTGGGTGGTTCTGCAAGCGTAGGCACAGTTACTAGCGTAGCGGCAACAGCAGGTACGGGAATTAGCGTATCAGGAAGCCCTATTACATCTAGTGGTACGTTTACTATTACAAATACAGCTCCTGACCAAACAGTAGCATTGACAGCAAGCACAGGTATTAGCGTTACAGGAACTTATCCTAACTTCACTATTACCAATACTTCTCCATCAAGCGGTGGCACAGTAACTTCTGTTACAGGTACAGCTCCTGTCGTGTCTAGTGGTGGTACAACACCTGCTATCTCTATGGCAGCAGCTAACACATCTACCAATGGTTATTTGACATCAACTGATTGGAATACGTTTAATAGCAAAGGCTCTGGTACTGTTACTTCAGTATCTGTTGTAAGCGCTAATGGTTTGGCAGGAACTGTAGCAACATCTACAACTACTCCAGCTATTACTTTATCAACAACCGTCACAGGATTGTTAAAGGGCAATGGAACTGCTATTTCTGCTGCTACATCAGGAACTGATTATGCTCCAGCGACATCAGGAACATCTATCTTATATGGTAATGGTTCAGGTGGATTTAGCAATGTAACGGTAGGCTCTGGATTAACATTTAGTGCTGGCACATTAAGTGCGGCAGGCAGTTCAGGTACAGTAACTTCAGTAGCTGCTGGCAATGGTATGAATTTCACTACTATTACAGGTAGTGGAACAGTAACGCTTGGCACTCCAAGCACAATTACAGGTTCAACAACTAATAGTGCTTCTGGAACTACGCATACTCATGCTTTAACTGTAACTCCAACTAATGTATCAGACCAAGCAAATTCAAGCACAGGTTATTTAGGTTTGCCTTCTGGTACAACAGCACAAAGACCTGGAAGTCCTGCTAATGGCTACTCAAGATATAATACAACTTTATCTGCATTTGAATTTTATAACGGAACTTCATGGATTGGTATAGGTGCTAGCTTTTTATCATACACTTTAACTTATGCTGTTGTTGCTGGTGGCGCTGGCGGTGCATCAGGTGGTGGCGGTGCAGGTGGATTAATAACTTCATTCGGGTCAGTTACTCCTGGTCAAGTTTATACGGTAACCATTGGTGCTGGCGGTACAGGTGGAACTGGCTCAACAAGCGGTGCGGCTGCAACAAATGGTGGAAATTCATCATTAATTGGGAGTGGAATTTCTGCAACTGCAATAGGTGGTGGCGCTGGCGGTAGAACAGGTAATGCTGGTGATTTAAGTGGATATTCAGGTGGTTCAGGTGGTGGCGGTGGCGGATATGCTTCTGGAACTACTAATGGCGGTTCAGGAACTTCAGGTCAAGGAAATGCTGGTGGTAGCAATGGCGGACAAATTGCTGCACCATATCCAGCAGGTGGTGGTGGTGGTGCTTCTGCCGTTGGTGGAAATGCAAATACTATTACAATTTCAGGAAACGGTGGGGCTGGAACAACACTTTCATCTACTTTAGGTAGCGCAACCTATGCTGGTGGTGGTGGTGGCGGCTCTTATGGAGGAGGTACTGCTGGAACTGGTGGTTCAGGTGGCGGTGGTGCAGGCTCTGGCACTACAACAGGAACTTCTGGAACAGTAAACACAGGCGGTGGTGGTGGCGGTTCGTATGCTAGTGGTACAGGTGGTGCAGGTGGTTCAGGCGTAGTTATTATTTCAGTTCCTACTGCAAATTATTCAGGCATCACTACAGGAAGCCCTACAATTACTACAAGCGGTTCAGACACTATTATTAAATTTACAGCTAGTGGGAGTTATACATCGTGAGCCACTTCGCTAAAGTTTTAAATGGCAAAGTAATACAAGTTATTGTAGTTGAACAAGAGTTTTTTGATACTTTTGTAGATTCCACTCCTGGCGAGTGGATTCAAACATCTTACAATACTTTTGGAAATAAACATCCAGAAAACAATCCTTTGCGTGGCAATTATGCAGGAATTGGTTATACATACGACACAACAAATGATGTGTTTTACGCTCCAAAACCATTTGAATCATGGATATTAAATGAATCTACATGGCTATGGGAAGCTCCTGTAGCTATGCCTGAAAATGGATTTTATACATGGGATGAAACAACAACATCATGGATTGAAATTATAAAAGAGTAGCGCAAAACAAAAGGAATAGTTAATGGGTATTCTAGCTAACGAAAATGCTATTAGTAGCGGTGGGTACAATATTAGTAACTCTTTGCGCTTTCAAAGTGCAAGCAGTCAATATTTAGCTCGCACTCCTGCAAGTGCTGGAAATAGACAAACTTGGACTTGGTCTGCTTGGATTAAAAAATCTCAAATATTGGCAGATAGTACAGACCAATTTTTACTTCACGCATATTCTGGAAGCGGAAATACCCAACAAACTGGTTTTGCATTTGCTTCATATTCACCGTCTGGAATAATTGACTCAATTAGAATCCAAAGCGGAACGCAAGGTGTTAGTCAAGATTTTGACTATGGCTTTGCAAATACTTATCGTGACCCTGCATCTTGGTATCACATAGTTGTTGCTTTTAATACTACTAATGCAACTGCATCCAACAGATGTAAAGTATATGTAAATGGAAATCAACTTGGCTCTCCTGTTTCTTATGCAGGTCGTTCAACAACAATTTCACAAAATTATCAAACTGCAATTAATAATAATATTTCTCAAAATCTTGGAAGAAATGTATCTGGTAGTAGTTATTTTGATGGCGACATGACAGAAGTCAACTTCATTGACGGTCAAGCCCTCACTCCATCATCATTCGGCAATACAGACGCTACATCAGGTCAATGGGTAGCCAAGAAATACACAGGCACATACGGCACTAATGGCTTTTACTTGCCATTCTCTAACGGCACAAGCACAACAACACTAGGTGCAGATTCAAGCGGTAACAGTAACAACTGGACGCTGACTAACTTTACTCGTAGTGCAGGTGTAAGTGATTGTTGGATGAAAGATGTGCCTAGTGGTAATGGTTCAGCAGGTACACAGCCTAACAGTAATTATTGCGTACTAAATCCACTTGATAAAGATTCTAGCGTTACTATTAGTAAAGCAAATTTAACTCAAACATCAAGTTCTGGAGGTCAAGCAGATTGCTCAATAGAAATTCCTTCTACGGGAAAATGGTATGTTGAATATATAAATACTGTAGGCTCAACAATTTCATTAAAAATTGCTAATGATGCTGGACAGTATATTGGTTATTTAAATAACGGAAACAAAGAAACATCTTCAGGTGGTGCATCTGCTTATGGTTCTTCATGGACTACTAACGATGTTATTGCTGTTGCTGTTAATTGCGATGCAAGTACCGTTACATTCTACAAAAACAATGTAAGTCAAGGTGCGTTAAACTTTTCTATTGATAGTATAAGTTCAACAAACGTGTTCTTTAGAAACTATACAGCAAACTCATCTGCTATTATTAACGCTAACTTTGGTCAGCGCTCATGGGCTTACACTCCACCTACAGGCTTCAAAGCACTATGTACATCTAATCTTGCAAGTACAACAGTTGCCACATCGGGAAGTTTTGTAGGAAATGTAAGCACAGATGGTCCATTTATTTGGTGCAACGGAACTCCTGAAACATTAACAATTAATGGTAATGCTGTGACATTTGGAACTCAAGCCGATAGATTGTCTAATGGATTTAAGTTAATTACAACATCTACAAGTTATAATTCTACAGGCACAAATACTTGGACTTCTACAATTTTAAGTCCTTCATTAAAATCTGCATTTAAAAATCAAAACGCTAAAGGGAATCCATAATGTATTACAGACAAGAAAGCAATCAATATATTGTAGATGGAACACAATTTGTTATTGATGGCATTACATATCCTTTAGCCTGGTTACAACAAGCTAGCGAACAAGATTTGCAAAATTTAGGATTAGTTTTAGTTGTTACGGTTGGTGAATTTAAAGATGGAAAATATTATAACAATTCAGAAATTTTAAATGAAGCAACTTTAACAATTACATCAGTTGCAAAACCTTTAATTGATGTAAAAACTCAAGCCTTAAAAGATTTAAACGCTACTGCTTATTCTTTGCTATTTCCTACAGATTGGATGGTAATTAAAGCTGTGGAAACATCTACAACTGTTGACCCTGCATGGAGTGCATGGAGAGAGTCTATTCGCACTACTGTTGCTAACGCTGTAACAGCTATCAATGCTTGCACAAATGTAGATGAAATAGCTGCTTTAACAATTAATTGGCCTGCTGACCCTAATGCTCTTGTTATTACAGAGCCTGTAGCTGAAGCGGTTTAATCATGTTTGGCTTTAGTGCCTTTGCAACAACTGCGTTTAACTCCCTAGTAAAAGCTGTAACACCTAATCCTGATGTATGGGGTTCTAAAGGTGGTATTGGTAAGAAGAAAAAAGAACACATTAAGCTATCTGCTCGTGCAGAGATGAAAGAATATCTTGCTAGTGTGTTTGCAGACCCTGTAGCACAAGAGTTAAAAGAAGAAGTAGCAGAATACGTCAAGCCGTCACAAGGTTTATCAGTCAACTCCATTGATTACGGCAAGTTAGCTCAAAACGCAGAGCTAGTTAGTCGCATTATGGATAAGATTCGTGGAATACAGCAAGAGCAAGAAGATGAAGCTCTTTTACTAATGTTAATGTAAGGAACTATATGTCATTTTTCCCTGAAGGTTGGTCACAAGGCACTAATGCCTACACACCTGAAAACAAGTTTGGTCAAGCTGGTATGTTTGACAAGCCTAATGCTCAACAACAAGGTAACTTTGGTGGCTTTGGCGACAAGATTTCAGCTCTAGTGTCTATGCTACGTGGTGGTGATAAGAATTTATCTGGTGGCGATATGTCAATGCCTGAATCAAACACTATGCCACAAATGACACCAATGCAACAACAGTCTATTGGCCCTAACATGGGTCAAGTAAACAATCCAAACACGATGAGTCCTAACGGTCAAATCATGCCTAATTGGAATAGAACGTATGGCGGCTATTAATGACATCACAGGCGATTCTATACAGACTCGCACGATAACAAAAGAATTTCAAGACAATCACGAAAAGATATTTGGTAAGAAAGAAAAGTCAGGCTCTAAACGCTGGATACAAGACCCAATTACTTTCAAGCTAATACCTGCTGACGAATACTACGGCCCAAGAGAAAACGCAGGCCCTTACATTCAAGACGATGTTAAACCTTATCAGTCAATGATTGATGGTCGCATGATTGAGGGTAAGCGTGACCACAGAGAACACTTAAAGCGTAACAACTGTATTGAGGCAGGTGACATGCCTATCAAGAATCCTGAACGTCCAAAGGATAACAGCTTGAAAGAGCGATTAATTTACGAAGTAATGGAACGCCACAGAGGTAAGTGGAAATAACTTAACAAGGAGCAACAAATGGCATTAGTAAAAACATTAACAGGTTCAGGTAACGCTGGCCTATCAGCACAAGCAATCGTAGGCTTTGTATCTTTGGCGCAAACTGCATCAGCAGCAGCTCAAGGTGGTCAAACTCTACCAACATCAATCGTTGAATACACAACCTCAACTGCTAACTATGGCCCAACATTACCATCAGATGCAGCGCCAGGTGATACATACACAGTATTTAACAACACAGCTAACACAATTAAAGTTTGGCCTGCTTCAGGTTACAAATTAAACGGTGGCACAGCAGATGCAGCACTTTCATTGACAACATTGAAAGTTGCAACATTCACTTCACTAGGCAATGGCAATTGGGCTTACGTATTAACAGCTTAATGTAAAATATATTTGACACAAGGAAAGCAAAATGGAAAACCAGACTACTCTGGATGAACCAATTAGCCTTCGAGATACAATCGAAAATGCTATTGAATCAACAGAACCAGAAGTAACACAAGAATCGACCTCAACAGAAGCTGTAGAAAGCGTTAAAAGCGAACGACCTAGGGATACATCAGGAAAGTTTGCAAAAACGTCACAGCAGAGCGAGGCAAGCGTTACAGAGGCATCTGATGATAATTATGAGCAAGAAGAAGTAAAAGTTGAAGCAAAACCTCGTCCTAGTTCATGGAAAAAGGATTATGAGGAACATTGGGGCAAATTAGACCCTACTTTGCAGGATTATATTCAGCAACGTGAAGCTGATTATGCAAAAGGTGTGTCAACTTACAAAAACCAATGGGATATGGCAGCTCCAATCGTTGAAGCTATCCGTCCTTTTGAACCATTATTAAGGCAATATGGTGTAGCACCACAACAATGGGTTACACAATTAGGTAATGCTCATGCTCAATTAGTAGCAGGAACACCTGAACAGAAGTTAAATGTGTTTCAACAATTAGCTAATGACTACGGTATTAATCTAGGTGCTATTACAGGCCAAACAGGTTATGACCCACAATTCTCGTCAATAGCGCAAGAGTTGAATCAAATAAAGAATCAATGGGGTCAATTCCAGCAACAACAAGAAATGCAGGAACAGACTCAATTGCAGAATGAGATTGCATCTTTCAAAGATGACAAGCCTTATTTTGACGAAGTGCGTGAAACCATGGCTGGATTACTCCAAAGCGGAATGGCAAACGACCTTCAATCAGCTTATGACAAAGCTATCCGATTAAACGATGACGTATTTCAGAAAGTAAATGCAACACATGCACAGAAATCTGAAGCGGCTCAACGAGAAAAGGTAGCCCAAGCCAAAGCAAAGGTACTCTCACCAAAATCAACAACGCCTACAGCGTCAGCGACCAATGGTGGTAAGACCGCAAGTTCTGCTAGAGAAGCAATCATGGCTGCCATGGAAGCACATTCTAGCGGTTTAATCTGACAATAAATAAGGAGTGACATTATGGCATTTGCCAATTCAACCGTGTCAGACATTATTGCAACTACCATTCAAAGTCGTAGTGGCAAATTGGCTGACAACGTAACACTAAACAATGCGGTTCTAGACCGTTTACGCAAACGTGGTAACGTACGCCCATTCTCTGGCGGTAACGTGATTTTAGAAGAAATCATGTACAACGATACTAACACTAACAACACTAACTCATACAGCGGTTACGAAACTTTGAACATTGCGCCTAACAGCCCAATTTCAGCAGCTCAATTCCCTATCGCTCAATATGCGTCAGCAGTTACAATCTCTGGCCTTGAAATGTTGCAAAACAGTTCAAAAGAAGCAATCATCGACTTGTTAGAAGGTCGTGTTCAAGTTGCTGAAGGTCAATTGCTTAACCGTATCCAAACAGACATCTATGGTAACGGTACAGGTAACGGTGGTAAGAACTTGACAGGTTTGGCTGCTGCTGTAGCTGATAGCCCATCAACAGGTACTTATGGTGGTATTAACCGTGCTACATGGTCTTTCTGGCGTAACCAAGCTTTCTCTGGCGTAACTAACGGTGGTGCTGCTGTTTCTGCTGCTAACATTCAATCTTACATGACACAATTGGCTATCAAGCTAGTTCGTGGTAATGACAAGGCTGACTTGATTGTTGCTGATAACAACTACTACTCATTGTATGTAAACTCATTGCAAGCTATCCAACGTGTAACTTCTGCTGAAGAAGGCGCTGCTGGTTTCGCTTCATTGAAATTCTATGGTGGCGGTACATCTGCTGACGTAGTATTAGGTGGCGGTATTGGTTCGCAAGCAACTGCAAACCACATGTGGTTCTTGAATACAAACTACATTTACTTCCGTCCACACGCAGACCGCAACTTTGCTCCTATCGGTGGCGAACGTCAATCTGTAAACCAAGACGCTGTAGTGAAATTGATTGGCTGGGCTGGTAACATGACAAGCTCTGGTCCTCAATTCTCTGGCGTTCTAACTGCTTAAGGAGATATAACATGGCATATTCAGTAACCCCTATCTCTGGCGTAGACCTTACTTCTGCAACATCAACTAACCTAGCTCAAGACGGCTCAACATTAATCCCTACATTTGGTCCATTGGGTAATGAAGTGTTTGGTTCAGACGGCTTGCGTTATGTTTTTGCTAAAGCTGGTAATGCGTTTACTGCTAGTGAAACATCTTGCTCAATCAACACTACTACATTTGTAGCGACTTCAACAGGTGGCGCTTATATCGCTCCATCTACAGCGCTTGCTTCAGGTGAGTACGGTTGGTTCGGTAAAGCTTCAGTTTAATCTGATTGATTCTCACCTCTTTCGGGAGGTGGGTTTCTAGGTAGTTTTCATTCCGAGAGCTATCTACAAACCCCAAACCACTTTGGAGATTCTAATGTATCAAACTGATTTAAATAACCCAGATTCACGATTAAACGTGAAGTTTTATCAACGTGCAATTAACAACGAGTTCAAAAGCGCTTTAGAAGGCCGTCCTATTATGGAGATGCGTGACTTCATCTTGATTGAAGTGCCAGGCGATAACTTAACTGTAATTGACACATTTGCTGTTGATGAACACAAACAACGCTTCCCTACACAATGGGCAAGATACCAAAATGAAAAGACTGATGGCGATATTGAAGGTACGTTACTTAATGATTGGCCTGTCTTAAATGCAGCGATTGCTGCTGAATTAAAACACTTCAAATTTTACACAGTAGAACAGGTAGCGGCAGCTTCTGATGCTCAATTAAATACATTGGGTATGGCAGCAGGTATGTCACCTCTTGCTCTACGTGACAAAGCAAAGGCTTACTTGGGAAGCGCAAAAGACACAGCATTGGTACAACAACAAGCTGATGAATTATCTAAACGAGATGAAATTATTGCTCGTATGGAATTGCAAATTGCCGAGTTAGCTCAACAAGCAAACAAACCCAAAGCCGTGCCTAAAAAGGCACAGGCAGAGCAAACTGTAGAGGAATAATATGGCAACAACTCTCTTGCAATTAGTGCAACAAGCGTCAGCAGAAATGGGCTTGGCTATCCCTAATACGGTAGTCGGTAACGTAGCAACTGACGTACAGCAAATGTATTATTTAATTAATGCAGCAGGTAACGAACTTGCGAGAGAGTATCCATGGGAAGCTCTAAACGTAGAGTATGATTGGTACTCACAATACGTGCAATCTGATGGTGCTATTCTTGAAGGCACATCTGTAATCACAGGTGTTGATTCAGCAGCAGTCGCATTTCTTAACGCTAATGGCGCATCTAACTTTCAGGTGCAAGGTTTAGGCGTTATTCAAAGCACACAGGTAGTATCCGCAGTAGGTACAACAGTTACCATTAATAGTGCAGCAACAGGTGACGGCAACGGTGAATATACCTTTGGTCAAGTCATGTATAGCTTGCCATCAGGCTTTGACCGTATTACAGACCGCACACAATACGACAAGTCTAAACGCTGGGAAATGTTAGGCCCTGAAACTCCACAACAATGGCAATGGCTCAAGTCTAGCTATATCTCAACAGGCCCTCGTATCCGTTGGCGCATTATGGGTCAAAAGTTTCAGATTTGGCCTTTAACATCTACAAATGAATATTTAAGTTTTGAATATATCTCTGCTAATTGGGCAGACTCGGCAGCAGGTGTAGGCCAACCTCAATTCCTAGCTGATACTGACACATGTATATTCCCTAATCGCTTAATTGTGTTAGCATTGAAAAAGAAATACTTTGAAATTAAAGGCTTTGATACATCAGCCTTCCAACGTGATTATGATATGCAACTTAACATTGCTAAAGCTAACGATGCAGGTTCACCAACACTATCACTCGCACCAAGAACAGCCAATGTGTTAATTGGTTGGGAGAACATTCCAGACGCTAACTACGGAGCATAATCATGGCAAGAGCAAAACGAGCTGTATCACAGCCAGTATCATTGCCAGCGCCAGTAGGTGGTTGGAACGCAAGAGATTCACTTACAGCAATGGCCCCAAATGAAGCTGTAACACTACAAAATTGGTTTCCTGCAACGACAGAGTGTACATTACGTGGTGGCTATGTTAATTGGGCTACAGGTATTTCAGGTCAAGTAGAAACTATTATGGCTTACTCTGGTGCAGCTACAGACAAGCTATTTGCAATTGCTGGTACTAGAGTATATGACGTAACATCTCAAGGTGCTGTAGGGGCTGCTGTAGTAACAGGCTTAACTAACGCACAATGGGGCTATTGTAACATTGCAACGGCTGGTGGTAACTTTTTATCAATGGCTAATGGTGTAGATGCACCTCGCAACTATGACGGCACTACATGGACGACTCCTACTATTACAGGGGTTACAGCTTCTACATTAAAAGACCCTATTTTATACGCTGAACGTCAATTCTTTATACAAAAAAATACACTTAAAGTATGGTATTTAGGTGTTGATTCTATTGCAGGTGCAGCAAATGCTGTAGACATTGCACCATTTATGAATAGAGGCGGTTACATTGTCGCTCACGGCACATGGACGATTGATGCTGGTACAGGCGTTAATGACCACTACGTTATTATGACCAATCGTGGTCAAGTTATTGTATATCAAGGTATTGACCCTTCAGACCCTAATAATTGGTCTATGGTAGGTGTATGGGATATTGGCGCACCTATTGGCGCTAGAGCTTTGTATAAGTACGCTGGTGATATGCTTATTATCTGTCAAGATGGTGTAGTGCCATTGTCAGGCGCTTTACAATCATCACGTGTTCAACCTCGTGTTGCTATTACAGACAAGATTCAATACGCTATTTCAGAGTCTATTACACAATATGCTGCTAACTTTGGTTGGCAACTTATGTACGTTCCTACAATCAATCAACTATGGTTAAACGTGCCTGTTCAACAAGGTGCAAATCAACAACAATATGTAATGAACACTATTACAGGCGCTTGGTGCAACTACACAGGTTGGCAAGCTAACTGTATGGAAATGTATCATGATGAGCCTTTTATGGGCTTCAATGGCTCTGTAGTAAAGGCTTATACAGGCACTTCTGATGGTGGTAATAACATTACTGCTTTTGGCTTACAAGCATTTAACAGCTTTAATAGTGCTGGCTCATTAAAACGCTTTACTATGTCACGCCCTATTTTCCGTACAGATGGTAGCCCTGCTATTTACGCTGGCATTAACATTGACTTTAACATTGATGATACTGCTGCACCTTTAACATTTGCACCTTCTACCTATGGTACATGGGATTCCTCTTTATGGGATGCTACATCATGGGGTGGCTCATTAACTGTATTGCAAAATTGGCAAGGTCTAAATGGCGTTGGTTACTATGGCGCACCTATTGTTAAGGTGTCAGCTCAAAACTTGCAAGTACGTTGGGTAGCAACTGACATTGTAATTGAAGGTGGCGCAATCCTATGATTGTTACAGGCGAACATGTTGCTCGCTGGGTTATGGAAAAAGTCGGTGCTTTTACTGAAGGCATGACTGCTCTTGGATGGGAGGTAGACGGTGTTATTGTCGCTGGTACGGCATTTGAGAATTACAACGGTAACAATATGTTTGGTCATCAACGCATTGATTCACCGCCTACGAGAGAATATTGGTTTGCAGTAGCTAACTATATTTTTAATCAAGTTAAGGTTAAACGCTTTACCGCTACCGTTGAAGCTGACAACCTAAAAGCAATAAGACTCAATCATAAGATTGGTTTTGTAATAGAAACAACTTTAAAAGATGCAGGTCGTAACGGTGACTTGTTAATAATGACATTGTGGCCTGAAAACTGCAAAATGCTTAATTGGAATAGATAAAGGAATTAAATATGGGTAAAGCCTCTGCACCTCCAGCACCAGACTATACAGGCGCTGCTACAGCTACTGCTGCTGGTAATTTAGAAGCCGCAAGAGCAACTGCTGCTGCAAACCGTACTAATCAAGTAACACCTTATGGTAACTTAACTTACACGGCTAATCCTGGCACAGACCCGTATGGCAATACTTTATATACTGCCACACAAACATTAGCTCCTGAACAGCAAGCTATTCTTGATAAAACAACTCAACTAAATGCTGGGTTAATGGATACGGCTAACACAGGCTTGCAATATGCTAACCAAGTGTTAAGTCAGCCTGGTGTTGATATGTCTACATTGCCTTCTTATGGCATCGACCCTGGTCAATCATACTCTGACGCTATTATGGCTCGCCTAGCCCCACAAATTGCTCAAGAACAGCAATCATCTGATACTCGCTTGGCTAATCAAGGTATTGCGGCAGGAACAGAGGCTTACGAAAATGCTAAACGTCAATTAGCTATGAGTCAAAATGACCGTCAATTGGCTGCTATTACAGGTGGCATGGGCATGGGTCTTAATGCTAACCAACAAGCGTTTAATCAACAAGCCTACAATCAAATGCAACCTATTAACGTCATTAATGCGTTACGTACAGGCTCTCAAGTGCAAAACCCAAATTTTGCTCCAACACCTCAACAAGCTAACGTAGGTGGTGCTGATATTCTTGGTGCAACACAAGCAGGTTACAACGCTCAATTGGGGGCTACTAATGCACAAAATCAAGCATCTGGTAACTTTATGGGTGGATTAATGAATTTGGGTGGCATGGCAGCTTTTGGCAAATCTGATGAGCGTTTAAAAGAAAATATTAAAAAGATTGGAACATTGGATAATGGTCTTAATCTTTATTCATACAATTACAAAGATGGCTATGATTTACCAGAAGGCAGACAAATTGGTGTTATGGCTCAAGAAGTTGAAAAAGTCATTCCTGAAGCTGTTGTTATGGAAGCAGATGGATTTAGAGCTGTTAATTACGCATTGTTAGGGGTGTAATATGGGAATTATGGATTTCGGTCAAACTCAAGACCAAATGCCTCAAGATGACACAATGATGCAACTTGAGCTACAACGTAGATTAAGGTTTGCTGATGCGTTACGTCAACAAGAAGCCCCTCAAGGTCAAATGGTGTCAGGTCATTATGTAGCTCCTAGCTGGACGCAACAATTATCTAACTTGTATGGTAAGTATCAAGCAGGCCAACAAGAACAAGGCGCTATGAAGCAATATGGCGAATATCAAACATCTAAAGCTAAAAAATATGCTGAAGCATTAAGTGAAACTGACCCTGTTAAATTTCAAGAAAAATTATCAGCAATGCCAGAGTTTGCTCCTGAATTAGTTAAAGCTAAATTGGCAGGAAAAGATAGACAATTACTTAAAGGCGCTCCAGGTGAAGTATTTATTGACCCCGTTACACGTCAACCCGTTTATTCTGTTCCTAAAGATGCAACAGAAAAATCAATGTTTGGCACAGTAAGCCCTTCAGATTTTACTTCACAATCTTTAGCTAAATTTGCACAAACAAAAAATTATATGGATTTAGTAGCTGTTCCTAAACAATCTACACCAGCAACTCCTTATTATCAAGCAATTCCTACAGGTCAAGGTTATGCTAGATTTAATGCTCGCACAGGTCAAATGGAAAATATGCCATTAAATGGTCAAGCTGTTTTACCTGCTGCACAAACTCCACAATTGCAAAGTGATATTGCAGCCGCTAAATTTGGTGGAGAAGCTAGTGCTAAACGTGAATTTAATATGGCTGGCGCTCCTGACATTGTTAATGAAGCTCGTTCTATATTAACAGGCAAAGTAAAACCAACAGGTAGCGGATTAGGAACTATTGCTGACGTTGCTGGTGCTATGGTTGGAGTTTCTCCTTCTGGCGCTGCTCAAGCTGACCAATTGCGTGCCATTGGCGGTCAATTAGTAGCTAAAATGCCTCGTATGGAAGGCCCACAGTCTGACCGTGATGTTCAACTTTACACACAAATGGCTGGTCAAATTGGTGACTCTACAATTCCTGTTTCTCGTAGACTTGAAGCGCTTAAAACTGTTGAAGGAATTATTACTAAATATGCTCCAAAACAACAATCAAAGGGAATGTCAGGTCAAGACCAACAAGCATTACAATGGGCTAATTCAAACCCTAATGACCCAAGAGCAAAAGCGATTAAGCAAAAATTGGGAGTTCAATAATGGCTGATTTTAACCCTGATGAATATTTAGGCAATTTTAATCCTGATGCTTATCTTGGAGTTAAGCCACAAAAACCTCAAGAAAAAGTATCGCAAAATTATCTATCATTACTTAAATCTGGAGTAATGGATTTAGGTGATATTGGTCGTGGCATGATTGGCGAAACTGCTAAATTTGCAGGCCGTGTATTGCCTGGCGTTACAGGTGAAGAATTACAATCAAGAGTTGAATCAAGGTTAGCACCAAAGCAAGTTGATGATAATCGCATGATAACATCAAAAGACTTTGCTAGTATTGGTCGTGGTGCAACAGACGTTGGCGCTGCTTTTGCAATTCCTGGCGCATTAGGCTCTGTCGCATCTAAAATCCCTCAAGCTGCTAAATATGCTGAATTGCTATCTAGTGGTGGTTTTAACATGGGCAATGCTGCAACTAAATCTAAACTTGCTGACGCTTTAATTCGTGGTGGTGTAGGTGCTGTTGAAGGTTATGGTATTGGTGTTTTAGATAATCCTGAAAATGCAACCACGGCAGCTATGGTTCAAGGTGGTTTATCATCAGCGCTTCCAGCCGCAGCTCAACTAACAAATAAAACAGCTAAAGTCTTAATGCAAAGCGCAATTAAGCCAACTGAAAAGCAATTAAAATCAGGTCAAGCACAAACTGCAATTGATACATTGTTGGAACTAGGAATCAATCCTACAAATGCAGGCGTTGAAAAATTAAAAGGTAAAATTGGCGATATTAATGAGCAAATTGCAAACGCTTTAACTTCATCAAATGCTGTTATTAACAAGCAAAATGTAATGCAAAGACTTGGTGATGTAGAACAAAAGTTTGCTAATCAAGTAGCACCTGTTTCTGACGTAAATGCAATTAGAAATATTGGTGAAGAATTTATGGCTTCTAATAAACCTATGCTTGAAATGGCTCAACAAAATATTCCTGTGCAACTTGCTCAAAAACTTAAGCAAGGAACATATAAAGTTTTATCAGGCAAATATGGCGAAGCTGGTTCTGCATCAACTGAAGCTCAAAAAGCTTTGGCTCGTGGATTGAAAGAAGAAATTGCAAAAGAAGTACCAGCTATTGCAGGATTAAATGCACAAGAATCAAAAATTATTGATACATTAAAAGTAGCAGAACGTAGAGCATTGTTAGAAATGAACAAAAACCCTGCTGGCCTTGCATTGTTAGCAGGTGACCCTAAAGCAGCATTAGCATTTATGGCAGACAAAAGCGCTGCATTTAAATCTTTAGCAGCAAGAATGATTAATCAGGCTGGCAAAGTAAATGCTCCTGTATCAACTTTACCAGCGTTAGCAGTATCACAAGGAGAGCAATAAATGGCACGTAACGGTTCAGGGACGTATAACCTCCCAGCAGGTAATCCTGTAGTTACAGGTACTACCATATCATCAACATGGGCGAACTCTACGCTATCAGACATCTCTACTGCTCTTACAGGCTCTATTGCATCTGATGGTCAGACTGTGCCTACCGCTAACTTGCCTATGGGTACTTATGCTCATACAAACGTAGGTGTTGCTACTGTGCGCTCTATGTACGCAGGCGCAAGTCAAGTGCAAGATAATACCCTGCAATACTTAACTCCTGTATCGGGTACAGACACTATCACAGCAACTGCTACTTTAGGCATGACAGCTTATGCAACAGGTCAGCGCTTTACATTTGTTGCGGCAGGCACTAACACAGGTGCTACAACGCTCAATATTAACTCTATTGGCGCTAAAAATATTACTAAAAATGGCACAACTGCTCTTGTTGCTGGTGACATTACTTCAGGTCAAGCAATTGAGGTTGTTTATGATGGCACACAGTTTCAGTTATCTAGTCGTGTAGCAACGCCTGTTTCAGCTTATACTGCTTACACTAACGCACTACAAACATTCACCACATCACAACGTGGTACTGTGACTACCGATGCTGACTTGTCTTTTGACATGAATGTGACTAATAATTTTTCATGTACGCCTACAGGTACAGGAACGCTAACCTTTACCAACATTACTGCTGGTCAATCAGGTTACGTTTTACTAGACAACTCTGGTGGATATGCAATTAGTGCTGCCGCTACTACAAAAGTAGATTCAAGTTTCTTAACAGTAGTTTCTACTGCTGGCGTATATCTTATTTCTTACTTAAGTAATGGTACTAACGTATACTTGACTACATCACAGGCGCTTGCATAATGGAAGACCAACAAGTAATTAATCTTATTATTGGCGCTGTCCTGTCTGTTCTAGGCTGGTTTGCTAGACAGTTATGGGATGCTGTTCAAGACCTTAAGAAAGACGTTAAGCAGATTGAGGTTGACCTTCCTACACATTATGTTCGCAAAGAGGACTTGGATGTTCGCCTAGACAGACTAGAGGCCGTGTTAAATCGTATATTTGAGAAACTAGACCATAAGGCTGACAAATAATGGATGACCAAGAAGCGGTAGAATCACTTTTACAGCGAATGGTTGGTCAGACTATAGAAGAAGCATGGATAGAGAACGATGAATTTGTATTTGTGCTTTCTGACGATACAAAAATAGTTCTCTTTTCAGACGAAGATTTGCAATTGTATTATGAAATGGGTGAACATCTAGACAATTTGCATTAACTGTGCTAGGGTAAGTCTTTCACCAAAAAGAGTAAATAATGAAAATTTTACTGCTTGATATTGAAACAGCTCCTAATATAGCGCATGTATGGGGTCTTTGGCAACAAAACGTATCTATTAATCAAATTGTAGCTTCTGGATACATCATGTGCTGGGCTGCAAAGTGGTATAACGATGAGAAATTGCATTTTGATAGCGTACATCATTCCAAGCCTAAAAAGATGCTTACACGCATTTATGACATGTTAGAAGAAGCTGATGCTGTTATTCATTACAATGGCACAAAGTTTGATATTCCTACGCTAAACAAAGAGTTTTTATTGTATGGCATGACACCACCAGCTCCATACAAGCAAATTGATTTACTCCGTACCGCACGTTCTCAATTCCGTTTTCCATCTAATAAATTAGACTATATTGCACAGGCTTTAGGGCTTGGCAAGAAGGTCAAACATACAGGGCATGACCTTTGGGTGCAATGTATGGCTGGAAATGCTGAATCATGGGAAATGATGGAGGAATACAACCGTCAAGATGTAATATTGCTTGAAAAGGTGTATGAAAAGCTTAAGCCGTGGATTAAGAATCATCCTAATCATGGCGTATACGAAGGCGGTGTATGCTGTACTAACTGTGCTTCTACAAAGTATCAACGTAGAGGTTGGGCTTACACTAATGCTAACAAATATCAGCGTTATCGTTGCAATGAATGTGGTAGTTGGTTTAGGGGTTCTCGCAATAACTTGTTTGATGAGCCTAAAAAGTTCTTGACATTCTCATGATTATGTGCTATAATCACGACTCCAACAATGCAAAAGGAGTTGTAAATGAATCAAGAACAACGCAACGCAAAGCAAAGAGAAAAAAGAAAGCTTGATGGCAATTTGCATACAAAGAAATATGAGAAAACAAAAAAAGGTTTTCTTATGCGTCTTTATAGAAATATGGAGTCACGTGTCACAGGCGTTCAAAAACTTAAAGTTCATTTGTATGAAGGCAAATCATTACTTACTCGTGATGAATTTTATGCCTGGACTGAAGCAAATGCGGAATTTCATAAATTATTTAAGGAATGGGAAAATTCTAATTACGAAAGACGTTTAACGCCTTCTGTAGATAGAATAGACTCATCTTTAGGATATGAAGTGCATAATATGGAATGGATACCTTTTCATGAAAACTGTAGGCGAGGCGCACTTTCTAAACTTAAACTTTATTATGGAAAATAACACAAGGGGCTAATGCCCCTTTTTTATTATGATATTACATCAAATACGTAGATTAAACGGCAAGCTAATGATTGATGGCAGACATACTATTGTCAGACGGCTTGATAAACAAGCACGTAAAATTGCACGATTATACAAGTTTCGAGGATATAAACAGTTATGAAGCAGTTTAAACTATGTAGCGAATGTGGCGAGCCATACGAGGTAGATGACGCTGACCCTGACTTTCACGTATGCCTAGAATGTAACGTGTATGATGAAGATTTAATTGGACTTTACGAGGAAACAAATGATTAACGAATTTATAGCAACAATATTCCTAGCACGTGATGTAGCACACAGAGAGCATTTACGCACTAAAAGCTACTCACAGCATAAAGCCCTTGGTCACTTTTACGAAGATATTGCAGAGCTTGCAGACAAGCTAACAGAGGCTTATCAAGGCCGTTATGGGATTATTAAAGACATTCCTATTCTTACAGAAGAAGAAACTTACAAAGAGCCACTTTACTGTATTGCTGACAAACTAGCTTACATTGAGAAAAATCGTTACAAGTGTATTCCTAAAGAGGATAGCGCATTACAGAACATTGTGGACGAGGTAGTTGGTGAGTTCTTATCTGTTATTTACAAACTTGAGAATCTTAAATGATTAACAGTCGTAGCTTAACTGACCTTAATCCTAAAGTAGCAGCTATGTGTAGTGAGTTTATCAATAGCTGTAAAAAGCAACACATCGACATTCTTATTACTTCAACTTATCGTGATACAGAATCTCAAAACGCTTTGTATGCTCAAGGTCGTACAGCGCCAGGCAAGAAAGTTACTAATGCTAAAGGCGGTCAATCGTTTCACAATTGGAAAGTGGCTTTTGATTTTTGCCCTATTGTTAATGGCAAGCCTAATTGGAATGATGTGGCTTTATATACCAAGTGCGGTGAGATTGCTGAAAGCGTTGGCCTAGAATGGGCTGGACGCTGGAAAAGCTTTAAAGAATTGGCACATTGTCAATATACAGGTGGTTTAACTTTACATGACTTTCAACAAGGAAAAACATTATGATTCAATATTTATTAGAACGTGCTAAAGAGCCTTCTTCATGGCGTGGTGCTGTATTTTTACTAGCTTCTGCTGGTGTTGGTATTGCTCCTGAATTAAGCGATGCTATCATCACTACAGGCGTAGCTGTAGCTGGTTTGTTAGGTGTAGTTACTAAAGGTTAATTTTTACAGGCGGTTAAGCCGACATCAGAGGATATAGCAAGTAACGAGTTTTTCGGCTTTCTGCGTTACATGTAACAGCTATCAAATCTGCGCCAACTTCATGTTAATCACTAGACGCAATCCATGATTGCCCCGATGTGTAAAAAGTGCATTTATGTTAATATGTTTACTACAATATACATTCCGTATATTTTGTAAATTAGGAGATACATTATGTGGACTAAACCAGCAGCTACAGAGTTAAGATTCGGATTTGAGTGTACGATGTATATTTGCAATCGTTAAGATTGTGCTATAGTAATAAAGCTACCAGAGTGATTTAGCGGTCACGTTCGGCTTCAGTAACCGACTGGTAGCGCCTTAATTTTTACTGACCTTAAACTGAAAGGTATCAAAATGCCACACAAAGACCCAGAAGTAAAAAAAGCCTATCTTAAAGCTTATCATAAAGAATGGTATGCAAAAAACAAAGAAAAAAGATTAGCTCAAATAGAAGAATATCAATTAACAAAATCTGATGATTGGAGAAAGTTAATTGGTCAAAAGCATCATTTAAGAACTAGATATAATTTAACTCCATCAGAATATAACGCAATGGCAAAGCAACAAGACTACAAATGCGCTATATGCAATATTGATGTTTCTGAAAATATAAGAGCTAATAAACAAATAGCATTAAGTGTTGACCATAATCATGCAACAGGTGAATTAAGAGAATTGCTTTGTATGAAATGCAATTATGGTTTGGGTTATTTTAAAGATAATGCAGATGTTTTAGAAAAAGCATCTAAATATATATTAAAACACACCCGTTATGAATAAGTAAGTTTTATATAGACGTAAGCTAGTGTCGATGCGGTACAGAATCCTAATGCAAAGGCACTAGCGTAACAAATTGCGTATTCTATAATAGCACTAATCATGTGTTCTTTTCCTTTAGCTTGGCTTCAATCTCACGGACAACTTCAATTGTTTCATCCCCGTCCATGTAATCCATAAATCCAATCTTAAATATTTCATCATCCGTTAATCCTTGCCATTGATGCTTTGGACTAAAGTTTCCGTTTTCATTTCTTATCAATTCCACAGGTTCTTGCACTTGCTTATCAGCCCATCGTGCTATTTCTTTACCTCTTTCAAAAAACTCTTTGCCTTCTGGTTGTTTTAGTGCTTCTTTGCAAGCGTTGATAACTTCTGTGCAATCTGATTTATATGTATCTTCCCATCTTACAAACGCTTCAATCGCCATCTTTAATGCTTCGTCTTTAGTCATGATTCTTTTCCTTTAATGCTTGTTCAATAGCACGGCAAAGTTTTATATATAAATCATAATAATGGTCATCTAAAGACAATTGAAATGATTGTTGGCAATGTTTCCAAATCTCATCATCCGTTAATCCTTGCCATTGCGGTTTTAAATTATTTTTGTCACACAAGGTACATACACCTAAAGGCACTCCATGTTTACAAAATTGCATCATGTGTTCTTTTCCTTTAATGCTTGTTCAATGGCACGACATAAATCAGCATATGAAGAACCATTTAGTTCATTCCATGTTGAACAAATTTCTATTACATCATCATCCGTTAATCCTTGCCATTGATGAGGGTGAGTGTAGAGTGGAATATTTAATGCTTCATTTTTATCAGACCTAATTGCTTGAGGAATAATAATAGGCAATGATGAAACAAATCCAACAGGTTCTTGCGCTGGTTGTTCTAGTGCTTCTTTGCAGGCGTTGATTATTGGTTCTAAACGAGCATATTGTGTTGAGAAATCTTCTAACGCTTCAATCGCCATCTTTAATGCTTTGTCTTTATTCAAAATACCACCCCCTTACATCGCATCTGTTTTTAATCACCATCCATCTTAATTTACAAATTACTTTTGTTATCTTTAATGCTTCGTCTTTAGCCATCATTTCATCCCATAAGTGAAGTCATAAGCTACAAACCATAAGCAAATAACAATGCTAATCAATATTAAATTCAACACCGCAATAGGTTTCATTTAATAGCCCACCATATTGCATAAGTAATCACTCCAGCAAATGCTAACAATATTAATGTATCAATCATTTGTTCTGCGCCTCCCTCAAATCTCTGTTACGTTCAGCCTGCACAAAGTTTGTCACCATCCAGGCATAGCTACCTAAATTTAGCCACATCTCTTGCGGTAAATCTAATCCCAATTCCAAAGCAATATTCTTGCCTATTGTCTTGTAATACTTATCTTCTAATTGTTCCATTTAGCCTCCGTAATAATCTAACAATTGTTTGCAAGCCTTAATGTTGCGCTTATACATTTTTACATCGTCAGGGTGCTTAAATTTTGGCAATGCTTCTTTGCTATTTTTTAATTCCTGCTGCAACAAAGCAACAAAAACACCACCCATAATAT